GCGGAAGAAGTCGTCGCTCGGCTGCGCCATCAGAGGCGCGGCTAGTAGCAGTAGGGCTGTTGTTCTCATCGCGGCGCCGATCAAGTGAGAACCTCAGCCAGATGCGATCTTTTTCTTACAACGCTAGTGCAGGACTGCGTAAGTTGCTGCTCTGGCGATCTCTTCCGCCTTAAAATCTTGCACGCTCACACGTCCTGCGCATCCGCAAATGCATCGCTTCCGAAGTCACACGACAGCGGCTCGACCTTCGCGGCAACGTAGAATTGAGCCAGTACACCGGGGGTCTCCATTTCTGAATTGTCCAAGTACTGGTCGAACTTTGCGCCGGTCAGCCACAGCTTGGCGAAGGAAGGTGCCAGCGCTGATTTCCCAGAGTTCGCGGCGGCTGCATCAAGGTACAGGCTAAACCAAGCTACGGCCTCTCTCGTCATTCGATCCCATCTAAGGGTCGTAAGCCGTGCGTAGTTCCCAGATACCCCGCTGGGTAGGACAAAGGTTTTTTGGAAGGCCATATTTATGCGTAATCGACGAACCGTGCAGAAAGGCGCAAGTTTCCGGTACCCAAGGTTCCACCGTCATTTCGATAGATTACAACGACGGCGGTCGCGGACGTTGATGCTGCGGTCGCGAAGTCATAGTATCCGCAATAGATCGTGTCCTCAACAACGACGATTCCGGAATCCGGCTTTGCGGGGAACCCACGATCCGCGATATTCAGGCCGACCGTGACTGACGCAGTACCGCCTGTGATCGAGATCACCTCGTTGGTATCGTAGAGCGTCTTGACCTGACGGGACGAAACACCGCCGCCTAGCGTCAATCCAGTCGAACTCACGGCTGACGAGTTCTGGTTGATCATATTCCCAGAAGGAATCTGCGCATAGGTGTCGGTATTGACGCCACCTCCTGCCCACACGCTCCGAAGTCCTGTGTTATCGACCGCTCGCACGTAGAAGTATCCTGTAGCCCATATCGTTGCCGCGAGAATGACTTCGAGATCATCGACACGGTACTTTAGCGCTGCATCAGCGGCGGCTGTGCTGTCACTAGATGGTAGCGCATACTCGTAGTAGGCTACTTGAGGGCTTGTGGATGCCGTCCAGTTCACTCGCAACTGGCGCGACACTATCTGAGCGAACATATGCGGAGCGCGACCGTAACCTGCCGAGTTACCCGCCACGTAGGTCACCGATGTCGGAGCATTCGGGCCAGTCGTTCCGTTGGCTACTGTGATGCTACCCGTCACGTAGCTGGTAGAGACTCCGAAGTACGATATGCCAGACACACGGACATCGTAGCTGACGCCAACCTTGATGTCGGAACTGATGTAGTCGAGCTCGCGGCTACCTTCCATCTTCGACCACGTCAGATACGTGACCGTGTTGCCCGGCTTATACTCCAGCAGCGTCTCTCCTCCTGCCTGCACAAACTGCGCGCTCGGAGCTGACCACGAAACCTTGATTCTAGGAAGGACCGTGCCGTCGTTCTGGGTCAATTGCGTCGTTCCGTCTGCGGTCAGAGCAAGGTTTGTGGGAGGACTGAGAACGAACGGATTCGGCAACGTCGTCTGCGGCGTGTTCGCCACAGGCTCCTCGTCGGTCACCGACCAATCGTAAACGCTGCTGGCCGTCTCTCGCAGCGTCATATTGATGGCAAGATTGGGAGGTTCACCCTCGGACACAAAAGTCCAATCCATCACTTCAAACACCTTGTTCGTCCATCCGAACTTGGAGTTGGTGATCATCACCGTGTCACCCGCGCGAAGCTGCATCGCATCGAGCTTGAAGCGTGCGGTCATCGTCACTTCCTGCCGAGCTCGGCGCAGATCGATGCGAGCCAGACGCTGCGCGCAGGAGCTCGATGTCGTCATTGGAAGGACAACGTCGCGGAAGTAGCGGATGTTACCGTCCTCGGTATAGTAGGTGGCGGGCGCGACTTGCGGGAAGTCGGTAGCTTGCCACTCCGACTTGGCGCTTACAAAGACGCCCTTAACCGCGTTCACCCTGTCTCGCGCGCTAACCTTGGTCTGAACTTGAACCGCACCGGCAAGATCGGACTCGTTGAGCGTGACAGTCGGAATCCTGTAACCGGCAGCGTATGGTACGATCTTGCCGCTGCTGTACGAAATCAGCCCTCCCATTGCAGAAAGGAGCTTGCCAATGTTATCGTCTGGAGTCGCTCCGGTTGAGAGTACGCCATTCGCCTCGTAGCGTTTCTCGTAGACTACAGGACTTGCTGGAGCGATCTGCACGTTTTCATCGCAGATATTTGCTGCCGCGATGAACGCCGTATCATCCATTTCCGTTGCGTCCATACCCATTCCAAGGCGCGTGTCGGTGAGATAGTCGCGCAAGCACAGCGCGGCGTTTGCGGAGTAACCTGTCGTAGCCGTGCGCGGATCGTACACCTTCTTGCCCTTCACAATCGCCGTGACGTTTGGAATACCGCCGACCCAAACTTTCTCGCTCCAAGTCAGGCGCACATACAGGTATGCTATCCCGCGCAGGCGATGATTTGCCGTCCAAGCACCGTTTACCAAACCGGATGTTGCTGCCTGAAGATTGGTTTCTACCGTCTGCGTATCGCTGCCGAGCTTTTTGTAGATTTGAGCGAATCCTGTGAACCGTCCTGATGCGGCTGACCCAGATCCGGTCAGAGCGAGTTCGTCGTTAAAGTACACATCCCCTATCTCTTCGACTTCGTGACCGGCCAGCCCAATGATCAGGTGAAGGAACTCATTCTTCGTTCCGGTGGTCGAGATGTAGAGCAACGTTCCCGATACCTTCGTCTGTCCGTAAATAATCTGCCTCGGTGAGATAGGCGACCGCACCATCTGCGTCCTATCCGCTATGGAACTGTACGACGGCAGCTTCTTTTGCAGCAGCCGACTTGCTCCCATCGATGCTGCCGTGACCGCAACGAACTGCACGACATATGCCGCGCCCATTGCGAAGCCTACCGACATATTGATCCCAAAGTAGTAAGCTACTTTTAGAATCGCTTGAGCAATTGCGTAAACAGGCATATTTAAAGCCCCCAGCAAGAGGCGTTGTTAAGGTCTACAAACTCCAAGCCATCGCGTGCTACGAATGCTGCTGTTGATCCTATGCAGACTCCCAGTCCGATTCCGTTTCCAGTATCGCGCGCTATTACGTCTCCACGCTGCGCGAGTGCAATCGGCTTAGGTTCAAGACCGAGCTCGCGCGCCAGTTCCAAGATACCGCCAGCCTGATCAATGATCCGTTGCGCTCCGACACCGCTTGAGTAAGTGCCACGATAGGGCGCAGCAGGATCGCGACCTGTTACTCGATGCACCCAGTCAGCGGCAAACAGGCAGCAGTCGTTGCTGCCCCACTCGAAAGGCATTCTCCTGCGTTCCTCTATGAAGCTAGACAACAGCGACGGTATGTCGGGTGCGTTCATTGGTAACCCGATCCGCCCTCGGAGTCGTCGCCACTCCAATCCGTTCCCTGCGCCATATCCTGATTGCCCCAGTAAATCGACCGTTCCTGAATGTCATTCACGAACTCGCAGCCTACGTCGCCAGCAAATAGGGCCTGCTGTTCCTCGTCGGTGTACCGTGTTTCTCGGACGCGCTTGAAATCCATCAGGCGCGATTCCGCCGTCATAATGATCTCAGCAGACTCACCATCGTCGCTAATCTGCATCACATCCATCTTGCCCTGAAAAACGGTGACAGGCGATGCGATCAAAGTGCCTGCGGTTGGAGAGAGCGCGCCAAAGGCTATGCTGCACGACCTGCCCTGATAATTCTCAGTCAAAGCCAACGCGACGCTCGCAGTAGGAACGCCAGAGAGCTTCATCGATATACCGCGTGCAGCGAGATCGGTTGTCTCTTCAAACGCCGAAATCGTTCCGAGCGTCCCAATTCCAAGATACGTAACGCCGCTGTATGACAGGGGTCCATATCCCGACCAAATGTAGACTGGTGTGGTGAACTGTAGGTTGGCTAGCAAGATAGGGACGAGTTGTGTGGCGCTGACCTCAGCAACCATACTTCCCGACATCGTGCGTCCTGCCGTCGTGATGCTCATCAGGCTACCTCCTCAATGATGCCGAAGTTGACCCCATACATCTTTGCCGTGTCGATCTGCCAGTTGACGTTGTTCTCCATCAGCCGAAAGACGCCCTTGGCGTTGGAATACGTGATGGCGGTTCCTGCCGCATAGCTCGAACGCAGCACCGGGAAAAGGTCCACAGAACTCGACGAATTGACCTGAATGACCTTGTAAAGTGACGTTCCGATTTGCAGCCAATCTCCAACTGCAAAAGTGCCCGTGGCACCTGCGAATGTCAGCGTGCTCGTATTCGCCGTTGCGGTCGATACCGTCAGCGTTCCCGTAACCGAACCCCTAGCTGTCGGGTTCGCGTAATCTTGGAAGTAAAACGTGCCCTTCGTCGCAGCAAGGAGGAAGCTGATTACAGCCTCTGCGTCTGCACGAACCATAGGAGGACACTCTACCTGACCCATCCACGCCTGCCCCGGCCAGTTGTACTGCTGAATCTGGAGCGTGTACGGAGACACATTCCGCGATGTCGCGCTGATGCCGGTGAGCGACAGCGTCGATAAGCGGAACGGCGACGGTGGTGTTAGTGGGTACGTTAATGGCATCGTTAAGCGAAGGCGGCTCGGTATGCTCCACCACGGCGAACCATATCAGGAATCTCGGCCTTCATCCGCCTGCGTTCGCTTTCTAGGATCGGAACAAGCTCGGCCTTGGTCACACCAGCCGCAATGTTGTAGGTAATGTTCACGCCACCGGCAGCAGCCGATCCACCGAGCGACTTGTTGGGAACGATAGAGCCAGAGGTGCGAGGTACAAAGAGCTCCGGTCCTTTTTCGCCAACAACGTAAGGCGATCCGCTGCTGACGGGGCCGCCGTCTGCGCGGAAGCCGGCAATGATCGCACTTGAGATAGCTCCAGCGAGTGGCGCGGTAATGGTCTGCTGAAACACAAGACGCACCAAATCGCGCGCAAGCGCCTTGAGCACATCTCCCAGCTTCTCACCAGAGAAGATTGCGTCCTCAAAGGCACCGGCAAACGCATCGCCAACCATTTTGGCAGACTTGGCGACCTCGTTGTTCTTCAGCTTAAAGTCCTCCAAGTCCTTGCCTATTGCTTCGCGCGCTAGCCTCGCCTCCTTGACGGTCAGAAGGCCCTCAGCCTCCAGTTTGTTAACCTCGGTCAACTGCTGAGAGTACACGCGGAACGGATCAGCAAGCTTACGGTATGACTCTGCCTTCTGATCCACTTGCTCGGCTTCGCTCTTCGCCTTGTCCCTAGCCTTATCCGACTCGTCGTTCGCTTTGCGCTGCGCAGCCAACAACGCATCGAAAGCATCTTCCTGTTTCTTTAGGCCGGAAGCCGCAGCCGCAGCGCGCCGCGCCGGATCGCGAGGATCATCCTTGAGCCTAGAAAGAAGCT